CTGTCTGAATTTGAGTTGCCTAGGAATTGTGATTTTAGTTCGTTCAATCCTGGATCTGTCATTGAATCATGCTTTTCATCAGGGTATTTAGTAAACAGCGTTAATAGTTCTTTTGGCAGTTCTAACTTCTTGTTTGTCACTAGATTCAGGACCGAATTTATGGCTTTCACTAGTTCTGGCCAGTCACTAAAGAACTCACCAAGCAAAGTTGAAAATAATGGCATGACAAATCTCTGGCACCAGGTTTTTGCATCAACAGAATCTGAGCTAGTCATGATCGTATGCTGCTGGTTAGATAAATTCTTGACATTCATATAGTGGTTTGGCACTGGTTTGTTCTTTTCTGTTCCTTTTGTTAAATATTCGTTAGGTGACATTTCGCACAATGTTCTGCTAATTGTCTCCACAAATTTAACTAATATTCTTCCAAACATTTCAAGAACAAAGATCTCTCTGGTCCCTTGCTGCTGTTGTTTCTTGAAAAGGTTTACAATGAATCCATTCATTATAGTTAGTTTGCTAAACATCCAGCTACATATTGTGTATGGTGTACTATCAGATGCTGGTAAGCTATCTAATATTTCTAAAACTGCAATTAAGGCTTTTCTTCTAGGCTTGAAATCATGTTCAGCCATTAATATGCCAGATCTTAGGTCACCAATTTCTGCAGAAGCTTTCAGTGTCGCCAACTCTTCATATGTGGTTGTGGATAGCTTCCTAAGAATTTCTTCCTTGATCTCAATAAGGGTGAAACCCATAGCCTTATATCTTTCTCTCATCTTCTTTGCTATGTTTCTCACATGCTCATGAGAGAACTCGTGGCTTCTGAAATCATCTGGCTTCATGCTACTTGTCATCAATTCTGGATTGAGCATATCTTCTCTAACCTCATCAAGTTTTAGCTCTTCTGATATCACCTTCGAGAAGATCTTCAAAAAACCATGTGTTTTCTCACCCTTTTCTTTCTCATGTAAAACTCCGTAATATGATAAGTTTAGTGCTATTTCAAACGATCTTATCTCCTTCCCATCAATGAATGATAATAAATTTCCAAAATTATCTCTAGATGTCACAACTGTTTCAGAATACTCATCTTCCTCTTTCTCTTTTTCTTTTACATCTTTTGCATAGGGTTTATTTGCCGTCATTTTTGTGAAGTTAATTATTATCCTTTGGATGCAAAATATTAAAAGTCTACTCCATATAATATTTGGAAATTTCGATAGCACCTTGAAGGGATAAACATCATCAGGAGATAAGACTTCCATATACATGTATCTTAGATTTAGTAATGATGTGCTACACTGTTCTCTGTTTTCAAGCAATACAAGTGTTGATAGATTATACTCTTGACTTAGTGGCAGCTTGCTTCTCAACTCATAATCTTTGTTGGATATATCAAAGAATAGTGATCTCAATGAAAAACATTTAGCTAATGAATCCATCATAGGGAGCAAATCTGCTTGTCTCGTTGATAGTATCTCTGTTGAATAATAATTGTTTGATATATCAACTAGCTCAACAAATGGTTTTCCTATAACAGAAATCACTTTGTCTTTTGGAATCAATAAACAGTAAAATATGTGTTTGTCTGATC